AATACCAGAAGTATCTAAAAGCTATTGACGAAACCGAAAGCGAATACAAGCTAGGTAGCAAAATGATAGAAATTTTTTGCAACATTGATCACGCAGACATATACAAGTTTAGAGTGTCGCATATATCAAGCATTAGTAAAACATTAGAAAAGGTTTTTAAACAAGAAACCCCTACATTGATAAAGCATTTTCAAATAAACAATATTGAGTATGGGTTTATACCAAACCTTGATGAAATGACATTTGGCGAGTATGTTGATCTAGACAATTCAATAAAAGACTGGCAAGAAATGCACAAAGCTATGAATGTATTATTTAGACCAGTCGTGCAAAAATATAGTGATAGATATTTGATAGAAAAATATAAACCTGAAAATAATAATCTGCTCAAAGAAATACCAATGGATGTGTGTTTTAGCACCATCGTTTTTTTTTACAATTTAGGGAACGAGTTGAGCAAAACTATGCTGGATTATTTGAAACCACAGGAGATACAACAACTTCAGCAGTTGGAAACTTTGCAACCAAATGGGGTTGGTATCAATCAATTTTTGCACTCGCTAAAGGAGATGTTAGACACTTCGAAGATATTACTAAACTAAATTTTCATCAATGTTTAACTGCTTTAGAATTTATAAAAGAAAAAACAGAAATAGAACAAAAACAAATTAAAAAAAGTTTTAAATGAGTAATCAAGGTGTAAGAGGTTTTTATCAAATAACAACTACAATTAAAGATAATTTATTAAATGATGAAAACGTGAATACAGTTACAACAGGAGATATTACTAAAATTGATTTGTCAAAACAAACCATATACCCTTTATCTCATATTCTTGTAAATAATGTTTCACAAGAGGATCAAGTGTTGAGGTTTAATATTAGTGTTTTTTGTATGGATATTGTTGATGTAAGCAAAGATGAAACAACTGATACTTTTGTAGGCAATAATAATGAACACGATGTTTTAAACACCCAACTAGCAGTAATTAATAAATTAATTGAAACATTAAGAAGTGGTACACTTTATCAAAGTAAGTATCAACTTGATGGTGTTGTTAGTTGTGAACCTTTTTATGATCGGTTTGAAAATGAAGTGGCAGGTTGGGTAGGCACAATGGACATATTAATAGACAATGACATAAATATCTGCTAATGGATTTAAAAGAGGTAAACAGGTTGCTAAATAATTTTGGAAAAAATATAGTGTTTGAAGCAAAAGCAAATGCACCAAGAGAAAAGGTGTCTGGCAAATTAAGAGATAGCTTGTATTATCTTTATTCTTTTGATAGCAAAGGTGCGCAGATAGCATTTTATATGGAAGAATATGGTAAGTATCAAGATTTGGGTGTAAAGGGAACGCAAAGTGGAGAAAGTGTTGGTAAAAAATATTATGGCAATGAACAAAGAGAATATAAGTACACAACCAAAATGCCACCACCTAATAAATTAGATCGTTTTGTTGTGCGCAAAGGATTAGCACCAAGAGATGAAAGGGGAAGATTTACAGGCAGATCGTTGAAAACAGTAGGCTTTCAAAAGTCAATTACTTTTTTAATTGCAAGGTCAATATTTGGAAAAGGCATAAAGCCAACTTTATTTTTTACTAAACCTTTTTTAAAATACTATAAAGATTTACCACAACAATTAGCAGAAGCATTTGGTAATGACTTTGAAGTATCAACAAGAAAAATTATAAACAATTAATGGCAATAGAAAAAATAAATATAAACAGTCCTGTCTATCTTAAAATAGAAAATTCA